TATAGACAAGCCAAACAGATTGCTTGGGTGCAAATTAAAAAAATATTACAAGATCTAAGATGGATCAAAAGAATTAATGAAGCAGAATTAACTCTATATCTTAAAAATGGTTCAAGGATCTGTCTTCGAGGAGCAGACAATGCAGATTCATTGCGAGGTGTAGGTTTAAATTATCTTGTGATGGATGAATGTGCTGATATCGATGAGCAGGCTTGGACTGCAATCCTCCGCCCAACATTATCGGATACCCGTGGAAAGGCCCTATTCTGTGGCACACCCAAGGGAATGAATTGGTTCTATGACCTATATCAACAAGGACAGAATACAACCAATACTGAATGGAAGAGTTGGCAGTTTACCACACTGCAAGGCGGTTGGGTAGATGCACAGGAGATTGAACAGGCAAGGAAAGATCTCGATTCAAAAACCTTTAGACAGGAATATGAAGCTACCTGGGAAACCTATTCAGGCATAGTGTATTATGGATTCAACGTGCAGGACAATGTTAAAAACTTTGTGGTTCCGGAAGACGTCACCACATATCACATAGGAATCGATTTTAACTTGGATCCCATGTCGGCCATTGTTTCTTATATTAAAAATGACATCCTATATGTGTTTGATGAGATACAGATATGGAGTTCTAACACAGACGAATTGGCAGAAGAGATTCACAACAGATATCACAATAAAAAGATTTTTGCTTATCCAGATCCATCGGCAAGAGCAAGGAGAACCAGTTCAGCGAGAAGGACCGATGCAAACATATTACAAAATGCCGGCTTCATTACCAAGATGCCCACTCGACACATGAGCATCAGGGACAGGATCAATTCCGTAAATTCTAAATTGTGTAATGCATCGGGCTTGAGGGGAGTAATTATTAATCCTAAGTGTAAAAATCTAATAAGTAGTTTATCAAAACAGACCTACAAGGAGGGCACAGTGCTACCGGACAAGACTCAAGGATTTGACCACATGAATGATGCCTTTGGCTACATGATCAGTTTTTTATATCCAATAGTAAAAATAGTGGAACACGAAGCACCACAGAGATACACGGTGCAAACAGGAGTGAACAATGGCAGAATTTAGTTCAGTAAATACCGGCAAGGAATTGGGCGGTTTTAATGCTCTAGGATTGCCCACTCATCCAGAATATCAAAATTATGTTAGACGTTGGGAATTTCTTATCCGAAGCTACCTCGGTGGAGTAGAATATAGATTTGGCAATTATCTAACCAAATATATAATGGAAAGTTCCGGAGAATACATCTCTAGATTATCACAAACTCCATTGGACAACCATTGTAAATCAGTGGTGCATATTTTTAACTCATTCTTATTTAGAACTGAACCAGATAGAGATTTTGGTTCCATGGAAGATATGCCAGAGTTAGAAGCATTCTTAAAAGATGCAGACCTTGAAGGACGAACATGGGATTCATTTATGAAAGACGTGAATATTTTAAGTTCTGTTTATGGTCATGTGATCTGTCTTGTGGATAAATCAGATGTCAATGTGGGCACTCGCGCCGAGGAACTTGAACAAGGTTTACGCCCCTATGTTTCAATCTATACACCCGACAACATTTTAGATTGGTCATTCACAAGATTACCAAGTGGTCTATACGAGTGCAGTTATGTAAAACTGTTAGAAAGAGAAATAAGAGCAGACAATGTCAACATCCAATTTTATGTGAGAACTATTACAAAAGATTCTATCACAATTGAATCTTATGAACCCAATAAGAAAAATGCTTTAAAAGTTGTAGAAGTTAAACCTAACAATATAGGCAAGGTGCCTGTGGTTTGGGTTTATGCACAGAGATCTCCCACCAGAGGAATTGGTGTGTCAGACATTGGAGATATTGCAGATATGCAGAATGGCATCTACAATGAATTATCAGAAATTGAACAGACCATAAGATTATCGGGACATCCTTCTCTCGTAAAAACAATCGAGACCCAAGCATCAGCAGGAGCAGGTGCCATAATCAATATGCCCAACGATCTTGATCCAGGATTAAGACCATCACTATTACAACCATCAGGACAATCCATAGACTCAATATTGAATTCTGTTAAAAGCAAAATTGAAGCCATCGATAGAATGGCATTTTTAGGTTCCATGAGAGCCATAGAAACACGAGCCATGTCCGGAGTTGCCCTTCAGACGGAGATGCTCCAGTTGGATGTAAAATTAAATGAAAAGGCAAGAAATTTAGAATTAGCAGAAGAACAGATCTGGAGATTGTTCGCTCGTTGGATGAACATGACATTTGATGGAGAGATTGAATATCCTTCACAATTCCAAGTGAGAGATAAAAATTTTGAAATGGATCTATTAAAGAAAGCCGCTGATTCTAATCCCACAGATCCAAGAGTTAAATCAGCCATTGATATTAAAATATTAGACCTATTAGATCTTGATGAAGATGAACTGGCAGCTATCAATGACACAAGAATTTTAGATCTTGATACTGTGAGTGAAGAAGCAAATTATGATATAGTATTACCACACGAGATGACAGATCCTATCACAGGTGAAACAAGAATGGTTGCCACGCAAGAAGAACATATCGTTCTTGCCAATCAAGGATGGGTTCATCCTGTTCAGGAGATGTAATCATGCCAGTTCATAAATCTTACAGTAAAGGCAAAGCAGTGGGTTGGAGATGGGGCAGTTCAGGCAAAGTTTACAAAACTAAAGAAGCCGCAATGAAACAGGCCCGTGCAATCTACGCAAGTGGGTATAAGAAAAAGTAATGGAACCCAAGTTGGTGCACAAGCACCTTTTAGTTCGTGCTCTAGTGGATCAGGCTCCTAACAAAGACTTTGATTTAGATTCAGCACTACAAGATTTAATCTCAAGAATAGATATGAAAATATTAGCAGGTCCTTTCACTGCCTATTGTCCTGCAGAAGGCAATGTGGGTTGGTCAGGCACAGCTATAATTGAAACATCACACATCGCAATACACTGTTGGAATGAACCCCGTCCCAATGTGATCCAATTGGATGTATATTCTTGCAAGGATTTTGAAATAAAAGATGTCACAGATTGGTTAGATGAATACTTTGGTGTTCTACTGGTAGATTACAAATTTTTAGATCGAGAGCACGGTTTCGAATATATACTGTAATGGTAGTAAGGAGAATGTATAGGTTGCCGGTGGAATCCAGCAGGCATCTACAGATACAACAATTATACAATGAATACATCCTGCACTTCAACAAGTGCATGGCTGATCCCAGCCGACTACACGCACAGCGAGCTAGGAAGGCCCTATTAAAATTAAAAACAGCCGCTCATGCCAGAGCCAAAGAGATGTTGGAACTGTATGCTCCCACAAAGAACGTGGGCAAGGAACCAGTCAACATGGATCACAAAAAGAAAATATCTAATGTATCTTAATGCCAACATACCATTAATAGAATGTTATGTAAGAGGCAATTATCTTAGAGATCAAAGAGACAGCCATAATTTATATTTTAAATGTGTGGTGTTTGGTGTGTGTTCAATACCCAAACAATCACCACTGTTTCATTTCATGATGGAGGATGGTGGTGTGTGGTGGAGAGCACCTGTATCAGCATTTTGCAAAAATAAAGACACACAAGAAGTGCCATTGACAGAATTAGTTCTATGGGATAGTTTCAGTTATAATGTTGCTGTGACCACATTCCATCAATTGGCAGGAGCGAGGATGCAATTCATTACCAGAAGTAAAAAAACATTACAAGGCAAATACCTATTCACACTGGATTGGACAGAAGGTGATTACAATGAATTAAATTATGGTTATGCTGGCAAACCAGATCAACACAAATGCGGTCATGTGATAGAATTAGATTCAGGCAATTATGCCATACAGCCCAATAATAGATTAAAAGTATTTGATTCAAACATGGGCACAGATCTCAATCAACCACCCTTAATAAACAGATTGGTCAATACTCATGATTGGAGTGTGGAAACAGAACCCAAATGGATCATCACAGAACGAGAGCAAGGTTCTTTTGACTACGATTACCGAGACACAGAAAAAAAGTAAATAAAGGATGAATCGTTTAGAACGCAATCTCCTTAAAAGAATAGACACACTTACCAAGAAATCCATCCTACTGCAAAGACAATTGATACGAAGCAAGAAACAAAGGATCTGCATAGAAAACATCATGCTGTGGATCAAACTGATTACAGTGGTTGCATCCTTGCTATTGGTGCTGTGGAGCATCAGCACAAGTTTTTTCAACATACGATAATCACTGCTAAATAGTTGCATCGAGGGGCCTATCCTACCCTTGTAAACAACAAATGGAGGACTACGATGAGTCAAGAAACATTGCAAGCCACTACAGAAGGTGTTATTGAGGCACCCAAGGAAGGCTCTAAAAACGCTTCTCAAGAAGCTGAATCAACCAGAATCTACACACAAACGGAATTGGACGCTGTCGCAGCTGAGGTCAGAAGAAAGACTGAAGCTAAGATTGCAAAAAAATACGAAAATGTAGATGTTGAGCATTATCGATCGCTGACGCAGAAAGAGGAAGAACTCCGAATTCAGCAAGCGAAAGAAAAGGGTGAGTTTGAAAAGATCCTGAAGGAACAAGCTGATAAAGCTATCCAGAAGATCTCTACTTTAACTCAGGAACTGACTAAAATCAAAGTGGATGGCACATTGTTAAATGCGGCATCAACTAAGAAAGCTATCAATCCAGATCAAGTTGTAAGACTTGTTCGAGATCAAGTTAGAATGTCAGAAGCCGGTGAAGTTGAAGTGTTAGATACTAAAACAGGACGAACAAGATACACCGAAAGTGGTGACCCTATGTCGATAGATGGATTGGTTTCAACGTTCTTGAAAGAAAATCCTCATTTCGTCACAGCGGGACCATCGGGTGGTGGATCTCAGTCAAACACATCTAATAGTGCAAAGGCAACTGAAGTTGATTTAGCCAAGTTGGATCTTAACGATCCTAAACAACGAGCCTTATACAAGGAATTGAGAGCGAAGAAATATCCTCGCATCAACGTATAGGGACGCTAACCAACTATAGGAGTTTTGTATCATGGCAAGTCCAGAATTACAAACAGCAGACACGGCTCTCTTGACGAATATTCTTCAAGAAGCAATGTTTACACAACAAGAAAAGTCAATCGCAGGCAGTTTATTCACTGTCTATGACATGACATCAATACCAGGATTAACTGCACAAATTCCAGTTTATCCTTCTATCTCTGCATCAGCACCAGGTCAAACAGATGACCTATCTGACACAGCGGTAGCATTATCAACAATCACTATTGCCGCATCAGAAATCGGTTCTAGAGTTGACGTATCAGACCTTTTAGCAGAATCTACTGCTAGAAACATGGGATCTGATGTGGGACAATTACTAGGATCTGCTATCGGTGAGAAAATAGACGTAGATGCTTTTGGAGTTTTCACTGAAGCCCTTATCACAACTAACGTGGTAGGAACCAGCACAGGTGAGATTACTCCAGACACTATCCTTCAAGCTGTTTACAAACTTAGAAATGTAAATGCTCCAACTGATGTATCAGGAGATTACTTCTGTGTGTTACATCCAGGACAAGCGTATAACATTGCTAAAGTTTTAACACAAGCAGGATATGCGGCTTCTGTCGCTCCACACGTGTCAGACGTAGGTAATTCATTATTATCTTCATCTGCATATGTAGGAAGATTGTTCAACGTGAAAATATTCCAATCAACAGCAATCGCGGCTGATTCCAGCAACGGTGCTTTTGGTGCAGTATTTTCTCCAATGGCAGTCGCTCACGTGTTGAAAAGACCTTTGAGATTAGAAACTCAAAGAGACGCTTCAAAACGTTCTACAGAATATGTTGCTACCACTGCAAGAGGAAATGGGATTCTAAAAGAATCTTATGCCTGTCTTGTAAGAGGCGACAGAATAATCAGCTAATAATTGATTTTATTAGTTTGACTATGAGAGAGGCCCTTAACTGGGCCTTTCTTGTTTAGACACAATGACTCATTGCCTGGTTTGGTTCAACGGACCATCATCACTAGATCTACACAAATCAATAACGCCACAAGACAATGAAATAGGTTGCAATTATATCCGACAGCATCGATCTGTCAATCACGTGGTGGTGTTTGACAGATCCTTAAGACCCAATATTATGATAGAACCCGGAGTGACTTATTATGGTTGCAATGGACAGAAACAACTGCCCGCATGGCAAGAAGTGTTATACACCACACTGGATCAACCACACAACAGCGGATTGTTGGCAGTGCGATTGGCCATGAATTTAAAATTTTCTACCATCTATATACTGGGCTGTGATTGGGGGGATAATAATCACAGCATATTTGATTTGCAATATAAAAAAACTCAGCTTATAAACAAAATGACCAATTCCGCCAAGCGATTATTGGAGCGATGGGGCAGAGAACACAACATTGTTTTGGTGGGACACAATCCAGCTGGCATCCGCATTAGCAATATCACAGTGAATCATTTGATTCAAACACTCACATCCGCTAAATAATGCTACCAAGAAGGACTTGGTAAAAAAATTAATTAATTGAAGGTAGGACCTCTATATGTCACAATTTGCCAACGATGACAATCTCATCGAATACGAGCCACAAATACGAGAATTTGGTATCCAAAGTTTTTCTGATTTACACGAAAAAACTTATGATGATATTATAAGACTTTTGAACATTGAGTGGTTTCCCACAGCAGAATATGGCAAGTATGACATCTCGATCATTGGATCAAAAACCAAATTGTCTCCAAGCAAATTAACCACCTCACAGTTCACCAGAGCCGCGTGTTATCACGTGCTGGCCTATTACATCTATCCTAAATTAAGCACTTTTGATCCCAACGGTGATGCTTTTAGAGAAAAGATGAAATATTATAAAGAAAAATTCAGAGAAGAATTTGAATTGATATTGAAGTCAGGTGTTGAATACGATGTGGACAGTTCAGGAACCATATCAGACTCAGAGAGACAGCCTTTCAATTTCGGTAGATTGATAAGATAATGTCTGCAAGAGAAAACATTGCCATCAACATGGTTGAACAGTTGACCAACATGACCGATCCAGCACCAGGCTTGGTTAGTCGCAAGTATTTTGATGTTACCAAATTAGCCATTACACAATTTCCAGCCATACTATTGATCACTGCCAATGAATCCAGAGAAGATGTTTCCATGGATCTAAGACAGGGTGTGATACAATACCAATTGAGATGCTATCTCAGAGGCACAGAATTAGATACTCTTCGTAATGAATTAATTGAAAGAGTGGAAGAAACTTTAGAAACTCAGCGAGGCAGAAACGTGAGCTTGACTTCAGGCAACATCCACAATGTGACCACTCGAGTAGCCAACGTGGAGTTGGTCACTAGAGAATTGCCTTTAGCGGAAGTGGTAGTGACTGTGGAAATCACATACACTTATAAAAAAGGAGTATTATAATGAATTCTGTAAAAAAGAATAATGATGGGCACACATCATTTGAAGCTAGGCCGAAAAGACACAGTGGTATTGCAAAGTTGTATTATCACATGACTGCTCGTGCTGAAGTAATAAAATCTTCACAGGTGCCTGTGAATAACAAGGAGGCCAAATAATGGCAACAAATACAACAACATACACAGGAGAGTCTGGAGTATTCAAATTTTCTGATACTGCTTCTTCTGCTGTGTCAGTAGCCAGTGTTAGAACTTTCACTTTAGATCAAGAAACACAGGCAGTAGAAACATCTGTAATGGGATCAGGATCAAGAGCATACATTCCGGGACTTAAACAGTTCTCAGGATCTGCAGATCTTTATTTCAGAGATGACAACCAAGGACAAGTAAATTTGTTCAATGCAATCGGTGGCGACAATGGTGCGACTACAATCGAACTATATCCATCTGGTGAAACTACTGGAATCAAATTATCTGGTTCAGTTATCATAACAGGACACTCTATTACATCAAATTTTGATGGTATGGTGGAATGTTCAGTAACTTTCCAAGGTTCTGGTGCATTAACAAGAACAAGTCTATAATATGGTTGAAGTGGTTGTAACTTTTAATTCTAAAAAAGTTATTGCTGATGTAAAAAATGTGGTCAATCAAGAAAAAATTGATGTGACTCAGGATTTATATCAAACAATAAAAAGAAGAAGTCCTGTTAGGAGCGGCAAGTTTAAACGTTCTTGGACTCGGACTGTTTCTGCACAAGGAGCAAAAATTAACAACCCACAACCGTATTCTCAGCGATTGGAGGATGGACACAGCCGTCAAGCACCGCTTGGAGTTGTAAAACCTGCAATTGAAGAGGTAATCAAACGAAGACAAGCAATTAGGAGAAAATAAAAATGACAATACAAGACAAGATAAGCCAACACTATCAACAGAGCATCTCTGGTGAATTGAAAAAATATCACTGTGAAGAATGGGGCACTGACATCTATTTCAGAACCACTCATTCTTTCAAAGACGAAGCAAAAATTGTAGAGTTGGCTGCCAAGGGACAAGTTGTTGAAGCATTGGTTGAAACTGTTTTAATAAAAAGCAGAGATGTCAATGGTAAAAGACTGTTCACCGAAGCGGACAGATTTAAGTTGATGAATGAAGCAGATCCAGCAGTTATTATTAAAATATCCACTGCGATCAATGATGCTAAAATTCAATCAACACCGGATCTAGTCGCAAAGGAATAGCAGCCGACGTTGAGTTGAGATTCCTCATGATGCTGGCTGATAGACTGCATAAGTCTATCAAAGAAGTCATGGAGATGTCAATGTTGGAAATACAGATGTGGGCCGGATACATCACATACGAAAACCAGGAGAAGCAGAAGACTATGAACGCTTCAAGAAATAAGACTAACCAACCAAGGGGAAGATAATGGCCAATTATCCACTGGGTATTGATGTAGTAATAAAAGGTTTAAGTGGTTTAAATCAAGTTAATACTTCTTTAAACAGAATAGAAAAACAAGGAGCATCACTTGCTTCTACCTTTAGACTTGTTCGGGGTCTCTTTTTAGCATTGGGTGGAGGAGTTGTTATTGGTTCATTAGTTAATATTTCTGTTGCGGCTGAAAAAGCAAGATATGCTTTAAATGGTCTTGCTGGTTCTACTATTGCTGGAGGCAAAGCATTTGACACTGCCACAGCATTTGCCAAACAATATGGTTTTGCTCAACAAGATGTTCTTACTGCCACTCAAGATTTATTAAGAGCTGGTGGTGTTGAACAATTGGTTCCAAATTTACAACAGGCAGCCGCTGCCAGTCGAGCATTTGGTATAGATTTTAAAACTGCGGCATCACAGATAGTTCTTGCAAAAGAAAATGGATTGGGTTCTACAAAAGATCTCTATGAAGGATTAAGAACAAGATATGGAGCTATTGTTGAAACTGTTAAAAATTCAGCATCCGGTTCAGCATATCTAATTAACAAATATTTAGGCAAAGACAGTGAAGCTTTTTCTTCAGTTACAGAAGGAGCAGATGGATTACAAGCGGCATTTGCAAGATTACAAGATTCTTGGAGAGATTTAGGATTAGAAATTACAGGCACAGATTATGCTGGTAACATTAATGCCATTTCTACTGCTGTAAATTTTCTTAAAAATAATTTTAAAGAATTAGAATTAGCCATTGGTGCGGCATTGGGTCTAATAACATATTTTATACCTGGAGCAGGATGGATTAAATTTTTAACAGGTGTTGCATCAGCCATTGGGTTAATAGATGGTTTTAGACGAACATGGAAAGAATCGTTTGGTTCTACAGAGGCAGATACTAAAACCACTGCAGATGCATTGGGTGTGCTTAACAGAACACAACAAGAACTCAATGCTGGATTAAGTGCCTACATAGAATTACAAAAACAATCTAATGATGCTACAAAAACATCTATAGAAGATGACATTAAGAAAAATGAAATATTATTTGGAATTCAAGATGCTTGGAAAAAAATCAATGAAGCAAATAATGTTACCACTGTTACCACAAACAGTATCATGGAGGCTTATAATTCATTGCATTCTGCCGCATCAGATGCATTGATCAGTATTATTAATGGATCTAAATCGGCCGCAGAAGCTGGTCGTCAGTTAGGCAAGGCCATTGTAGACAGCATATTAAAAGGATTGATTGATCTAGCATTTGCCGCATGGATATTTCCAAGAATAAAAATGTGGTTAGAAGAAATGTTTCCATCTTTAAAAGTAGAAAAACAATTAATAGATGACACTAATAGATCTTTAACCAAACAGATTGGTTTAAGATTAGCATTAATGGCATTGGGATTTGCAGGTGGTGGTGCGGTTCAGGCAGGTGGACAACCCATGCAAACTCGAGCAATAGGTGGACCAACTGCTGGTAATATGCCATATCTTGTGGGTGAACGAGGGCCAGAGATGTTCGTTCCAAGTTCTAATGGAATGATTATACCAAACGATAAATTAAACATGGGAGGAGGCAGTGATTATTCATCGTCTTCGCCTGGTAATATGAATGTTACTTTTAACATCAACACAGTGGATGCTAGAGGTTTTGATCAATTATTAACCACAAGACAGGATTTAATTGTGGGCATGATCAATAGAGCATTGACCGAAAGAGGCAAAAGGAGTTTAGTATAATATGAGCGGAACATTTCCCACAGCAGGTTTTACCACATTAGATTTTCAAAGCAATAATAATAGTAAAATTACCACCAGCATGAGTGGTAGAACTCAAAGAATTAAAACAGGTGCTCAATATTGGAGTTTTAAATTGCAAAGTCCTCCTCTATCTCGAGCAGACTTTTTTGCTCAATACAGTTTTGTAGTTCAACAGGATGGTCAAATAGAATCTTTCACAATCGTTCCTCCAGTAGTAAGTTCTACTCGAGGCACTGCCACAGGCACTGTGACTGTGAATGCCACAGTGGCCGCAGGACAATTGACTTGTAATTCTGCAGGAGGCACAGGCACTCTTAAAAAAGGAGATCTAATTAAATTTTCCAATCATGACAAAGTTTATATGTTGACCGCAGATGTAAATCTAGACAGTTCCACCGTGGATACTTTAAATTTTTATCCAGCATTGACCACAGGTATCACTGCCGCAACCACAGTGACTTATAATGATGTGCCTTTTACAGTTTATCTTGATTCTGATAATTTAAGTTATACTACTGGTGCTGATGGCAAGTATCGATATCAGATCAATTGTAATGAGGAAATCTAATGTCAAGAAATATAGGAGCAGGTCTTCAAACCAAGTTAGAGGCTCGCACAGTATTTCTTGCGGATCTGATTGAATTACATTTAAACACTCCTCTGTATTTTACCACAACAAATATTAATTTGACTTACAACAGTCCCACATCTGTGGATTCCAGTGCCACTGTATTTTTAGCACAGGGACAATTCCTTCAGTATGGAGAAGTGGTAGAAAGTGCAGATTTACGAGTGGGCACTTTAGAATTAACTTTTACAGCAGTGGACAGCACCATGGTAGCAGTAGTTCTCAACAATGATTACATTGATAAAAGAGTTGTGATATATCGTGCTGTGTTGGGATCAGATTATTCTTTCACCAGCAATGATGTGTTCATGGTATTTGATGGTTTTGTTACAGGATACAATATCACAGAAGAACAGAATTCAGCCACTCTTGTTTTAACTTGTTCTAGCCAATTTGCAGACTTTGAAAGAACCAATGGTAGAAGAAGTAATCCTTCTTCACAAAATCTTTATTTTCCCAATGATCGTGGCATGGATTTCTCTCCACAGATTGTTAAGGATATCAAGTGGGGCAGGAACTAATGAAAACATTTAGATTTTTAGATAAAAATGACATACAACCCATGTTGGATCTTGCTTATAAATTTGTCTATGAAAGAGGATTGGCAGGCACTGATTTTGATAAAACCACATATAATTTTACAGTAAAGAATTGGTTCGTAGATGCGGCCATACATCCACTGGGCACTTTTATCAATGGTGAATTGATTGGCTTTGCCATGTTGGTGAATGATCGAGTGTTCTATAATAATCGACACAGAGTATCTGTGGATCTTGTTTATGTTTTGCCTGAATATAGATCGGCACAATACTATCAAGAGTTATTGGATTGTGTGTTTACCATGTGTTCACAAATGGGAGTTGAGGTTGTGAGAACTTCTGCTATCAATTATGTGTTGGATCATGATGAACAGCAGGGCATAATGTATAGAAATGGTTTTAAACAAACAGATGCAATTTGGGAGAGAGATGCAGGTTAGACGATTGATTCGAGAAGATCTACCAGCACTACTGGAGATGAATCAAAAACAAATAAAAGAGAGTCGATTTCCACATTTAAAAGTCAATGTGACCAAAATGCGTAATTGGTATCTTAATTTTATCAACAATCCTCGCAGTGCAGTATTTGTTTTGACTGATGATGACAATCATTTGGTAGGTGCGGCTGCTGTGGGTTCAGATCAATTCTTTTGGAATTATCATACCTACGTGATGGATTATTTTTTTTACGTTTATCCAGAACATAGACAAGGATTAAATGCAAAATTATTATATGATGCAATCTATCGTTGGGCTGTGGAAATCAAAGCTATTGAAATACAATTAAGTTATGCTTACGGGGATAATCCAGAACGATTGAATCGTTTTTATAGTTTTATGGGATATGAAAAAATAGGTGAGCACTATCTTAGGGAGGTGATATAATGGGTTGGGTTAAGAAACATATAGTAAAGCCAATAACAAACTTTGTAACTGGTATTATCAAAGGTATAACCAGTGTATTCACGGGTAGTTTTGGTTTAGACTTTGACGCTCCAGATTACAGTGCCAATTCAGCTGAGAGTATTCAAGGTGTGTTGGTCAATAAAGATTCTGCCATTGCAGATATACCTGTGGTATATGGCACAAGACCGGTGGGAGGTATTAGAGCATTTGTCAGCACAGGATCGGGCAGTAATGAATATCTGTATGTGGCCTATGTTTTATCCGAAGGACAAGTAAATGGTTACACAAAATTATTATTAGATGATAACGAAGTTACTGTGGGAAATTATTCACATGGTGTGAGATCATTTGCCACATCGGGCACTTATGCTACAGAATCAAGATTAGAGGTGCAATTCTTTGATGGCAGAGATGATCAGATCTCTTCTACTCTGTTGCAAGAAGCACCGGGTTGGACCACAGATCACAAATTAAGTGGATTGGCCTACATCGCTTGTAAATTTCGTTGGAAGAAGATTGAAAGCAATGATGATGCCAACAACAATCCCTATGGTGGTGGTGTGCCACGAATTGTGGTCACTGTGCAGGGTAAAAAGATATTCAATGCTACCACACTGGGATCTACGGGATCTCCACACGATACTCTTTATGCCTCAGAAACTGTTGCATTCAGCAACAATCCTGTGAATGTATTATTAGATTATATGAGGAACAGTCGTTATGGTAAAGGATTAGAAAATGATTATTTTGATTGGGATAGTTTTAAAACAGCAGCCACTCTTTGTGACCAAGTGATCAGTTATACAGACAGCACCACAGGCAAGGCATTCACAGCAGATGCCGTGATTGATACAGGACAAAGTTTGATGGACAACGTAAAATTGATATTGACTTCTTTCCGAGGTATCATGCCTTATCAACAGGGCAAATATGTATTGAAAATTGAACATGGTGGTGATGACACAGATATCACTGCCACACCTTCGGATCCGGCTGTGGTATTCACTGCCACTGATGATACCATGGTGGGAGGTATTTCTATCACTGGAGATTCCAAACAGACTCGTTGTAATCGAGCTCGCATAACCTACGTGGATCCATTCAGTGACTATCAACCCAATGAGGTGATATATCCCGATGAAGGATCTGCAGATGACATCGCTTATCTTGCCGCAGATGGTGTGAGATTAGAAAAAAGCATAACATTGACCATGACTGCCAGTCGCGAACAGGCTCTGCAGTATGCTCAGGTGTTCGTAAAAAGAAGTCGTAATGCCAAGCAGATTTCCATTGCTACCAACATGGCAGGATCTAACATGACAGTGGGTGATCTATTTAGAGTGATCAATACCAGACTGGGATTGGATGGTATATTTCGTATCACAGATATTCGTATCAATGAAGAGAGTGATATTTTAGTGGGTGGTTTTGAACATCAACCGTCGGCCTATAGTGTCAATGCCAAGGGTGCAGATATTGTGCGTCCCACGTTGAGCCTGCCCAATCCAGAATTGGTAGTGGCTCCCACCGCTGTCACAGTGGCTTCGGGTGCGGCACAAGATATAGTTTATGGGGTGGCATATGTGGCTTCAGATGCCACAATCAAAAGATTAAATGTAAATTGGACTGCTACCACAGATCCTTTTGTGAGAGATTACGTGATTGAATACAAGTTAAGCACAGATGCCACCTACACTGTTGCTGGGTTTACCACAAGAACACAATTTTACATCACACCAGTCACACTGGGATTGATCTACAACGTGCGAGTGGCCGCTCGTAATGAATTGAACAACAGAAGTGCCTTTGCCAGTGCATCACCACACACTGTAATTACATAATGAATCCTAAAAATTTTTATAATATTTTAAAAGATTTGGGTAAGTTTCGTTGTGAGCACGATCTTCGCAAGTTTAAAAACAAAGCTAAAAAAAATCCCAAGTTGGACGCTGGCCTGTATCTCAATTATTTTGGACGTTGCAAGGATGGCGTATATCACAGTTGTGAGTTTGAATTGAAAACAGAACCAAAGATCTGGGTGGCCTATTACTACAAGGTCATAGAAGTGGATGGTGAAAAAATAAGACAGCGTGGTGGTCGTCCCATGAGTTTCACTGGCAGGGGCAGACCCGCCAACAAAAACAAAAAAAAATAATTCTCAATGGTTCAACGGGGATCTGGCCATGGGCCTAAGCTATAACAGCAATGATCCCCAAAAATATTTATATGCGAGCGAGCATGGAGAACTTCGCAATGACGGGAAGTGGAGATGCTCGCTCACTGTTATTTAAATGAAATTTTGGTAAAGATTAAGGGTGATAGACTTAAAGGATCTTCATATGGCTATAACAGACTTGAAAATCTATCACCACTTGTATTTATCGATCTTGACTGATTAAGTATAAAAAAGTGAGTGCTAATATCGCAATAATCAGTATATCCGCGGGCATTATAAAATATAAATGAATTTGTTGGTTTTTTCATACGGATGTTCTTTTAAGATGTTATCAATTTGTTCTTTGTCGGTCCAAGCAATATCGATAGAACCGAACTTGATAACAAATTTTTCAACAATTGACCAAATGTCACTGTTGTCTAGATACACATTGGTATGAATTTCATCTTCAAAATCTTCCATTGGTTTGGTATTGGGTATTTTGTTTTTTTTTATAAAATCTTCTGCTACAATTAGGCAACGAGGTTGAAATCTATTTAGAATTTGTGTTAATTGAGTTGTGTTGTCAACTGCCGGAGGTAATTGTTCTACAATTAACATTGCTTTTGAAATCATTTTTTAATATCCTTCTGGGTTATAGTTTTCATAATGATCCTGTCCGTTGGAATCATTGTAATATAATTTATTTGTCTTTTTTGGCCATAGAATATCTTGTTTGGTAATGGTGTGTCTAGGTCTGTCTCTCCAACTCTGCATCAATCTCTCTTTGTGTTCTGCTCGTTGTGCATTCCTTCTTAGAATGTCTTCCCATTCCTGCAGATCCTGTTCTTCTTCTGACAGAATTGGCAATCGTTCTGATGCAAGTTTTTTTAATTTCTGAATAGCCATAACACAATGATACAAAATTGTGTTGTGAAAGTCAATCTAAATGGTGCTTTAAACGAAGTATAAGGTCTTTATATGGTTCTAAAACAGATAGATGCTACTTGCTTTGCATTTCTTTTAAAAAATCATCTGCTGTGATGCCATATGGAGGATACATTATGGGATATAATTCATCATACTGTGATTCGCTCAACCATTTGATAAAACCGTGTTGTTTGCATCGTAATACACCATAATGCGGTGAGGTTGCAGGACATTCTACCAAATACATCCTGCAACCATCCTGACATCGCTCTAGATATTTCATATTAAAACAACAGATCTCTTGCTCTGGCACCACCATAGGGTTTGACTGGTTGCATAATACTGCCTGTGGCGATCATTCTGCTGTCTCTCTGTCTTTGTGTTAGGCAATTGGTGTCACCTTTTAGTGCCAACCATATCACGTGCTCTTCTGCCACCAATGCCAACGTGTATCTTCTTTCTTGTTCTTCGCGGCACAGGATGGTGCTCAATCCAAACACAGAATCGCTTATTTTGCCATTGTAACCTTTTTTAAAGCATTTGCTCACTTGAGGTTTGTAACCTTGTTTTTTCAACTGGTGATACAGATCTCTCACGAGATTGTAATGGGCATCATTCCGGTAATCCACAAATCCTCTTTTGAAACAACCAAAAGGTGAGTTGTTAAGACTGCGATATCTCTGTATTTCTTTTTGCTTACAGATATTGATAGACAATTTGTGTTTGGCCCTGTGTGTGTGGGAATTGTCAAATAGATCTATTTTTATCCAATCCCACAGTTTTGGTAAAATGACAGTTGGTCTTGTGGCCTCCGTGCCACCCTCACAGCCACTTTTCTGTTCTCCTTTTAAAGACTCAAAAGAAGAGCGAAGCGACTGCTCAAGAGATCTATTGTCGTTAGTTGATTGTGTGGCATCACAATCATTACTTACATGGTTGTTATTTGTTATTATTATGTTGTTAATGTTGTTATAGTCTGTAGCCATATGTTCTCCTTTTTTACAAATATATATGCTTTCACCCAAAAAGAGCAACCTTTTTTGGGTTTAAAATAAATATTCATGTGCGGACAAGTCTCCCTAGTGGTATATACACCCGCATACGGGCTCCATCGTATCGTTCTCCCGCAAGTGGAACTTTATAAAGAACGGTGGAGCCACCTAAACATATGGACCTATTATATAAAGTATTGTTGGAGCGTTTTTTACAGGATTTAAAAATGAGACAGGCGGAATTTAAGAGTGATCATACCATCAGCACAGCATTGAATATGGCCATACAAGAGACAGAACGACAACTGAAAGAGCACCGTGAATAAAATCTGCACCACTCAAAATTGGGATCGATTGATTGAGATCAGACAAAGAGAATTTTACCGAGACTACAATAAAAAATATGGGCAAGATAATAGATCTAAACAGTTACCGAAACCAGCGACGCCAGCAACGACGAAGATTGGTTAAGTCAGCTGAGCAGGGCAGGAGGGCAGAAGGATTTGATTTTGGCATCCGGGCATTCCGCATCATGCAGGAAGAAATGGGACCAAACAGAGATCCAGGTGCTGTGTATTATTCCGTGGCAAGACTGAGCCTGGGTGCCCTAAGGCGAGCAGGATTCACACATCAGGAGATACAACGCCTGATACAGGACATAGAACTATGATGTTTAAAAGATTGACCAGCACATGGCTGCCACAAAGACCCACCACAGGTCAGCTATTACAACAATATACCGAAGAAGGAGCGGATCGTGGCATCAGTTATTACAGCATTTCGCAGAGTCATCCACTGTGGAGTATCATACGACCAGCTCGCAGAGACAGATGGAGCATGAGCCTCATGACCATCAACACCAGCATACCACCACACACAGACTCAGATGTTCGCACAGTGATCAATTGCTATGGAGACACAGCAGACGCTGTGACCCATTTCCACACGCAACGACAACAGACTTTGACACAGCGACAGGTGCGGAATCAAACCACAGGCTATCTGTATGACCCAAAAGAATTGACTATCACAGCAGAATTCACAGCTCGTGCAGGAGAAATGTGGATGCTGGCAGTGGATCAGATTCACTCAGTGACCACACAAAACAATCAAGAACGATGGGCCATATGCCTCAGCACAGATCAATCCATACAACAAGCAGAGGAGGATCTCGAATGAGATTCCACGTATTGGCGGTTCCACACACTGTCACAAACACAGACTATCTCACCTGTGCATTCACACAGAAAGTTTTAAAGTTTGGCGCAATGATGACACCCAGAGGCCACGAGGTCATACACTATGGCCACGAGGACAGCAACTTGACCTGCACAGAACACGTGACAGTGATTGGCAATCGAGACTTAAAACAGGCCTATGGCAGTTATGATTGGCGCAGAGAGTTCTATAGATACGATGTGAACGATTCAGCCTACCAAACTTTTTATAGTAATGCCATACAAGAGATAGAAAAGAGAAAGCAACCCGGAGACTTCCTGTTGGCCTTCTGGGGATCCGGAGTCAAACCCATCTGTGACGCACACGCAGATATGATCGTGGTGGAGCCTGGCATAGGCTATGCTGGTGGACATTTTGCCCGCTGGAAGATATTTGAGAGCTATGCGGTGCTACACGCCTACATGGGCCTAAACTCAGTGGCCAGATGCAATCCCGATTGGTATGCCACTGTGATTCCCAACTACTTTGATGCCAGAGATTTCACCTATAAAAAAAACAAGCAGGACTACTTCCTGTTCATGGGTCGCGTGTATGAGGGCAAGGGAGTGGACATAGCCATTGAGGTCACCCGGGAGATAGGAGCAAAACTAATCATAGCAGGACAGTGCCCCGCAGATAGAATATTTCCCCCACACGTGGAGTTCGCAGGATCAGTGGATCGAGACACACGCAGAGAATTAATGGCCAATGCAAGGGCCGCATTCTGTCCCAGCCTATACCTGGAGCCTTTCGCAGGAGTGTCGATTGAGATGTTGTTGTCAGGCACACCCATCATAACCACAGATTGGGGATCATTCACTGAGAACAATGTCAATGGTGTAACTGGATATAGATGCAGGACCCATAGGCAGTTTGTGGATGCCGCCAAGAACATACACAAGATAAAACCTCAAGACTGTCGCCGATTTGCGGAGCAGTTCCTGTTGGAGAACATAGCACCCAGATATGAGCAGTATTTCCAATCAGTCACTGATGTATATACAGGCCAGGGTTGGTATGCCTAGAGTGTGTCCCCAGTGCCTATTACCCAACACCACCCTACAATGGTTGGAATCCAAGAATCAGTGGGTGTGTCTGCCCTGTGCTGTAAATAGGAGAGCGGAACAAACCAGGATAGAGCAACAATGGCTGAAAAAAAATATACAATCATACAGGGCGACTCAGCACAAGAACTAAAGAATATACCAGACAACTCTATAGATGCTGTGATCACAGATCCACCCTACGGCATAGAGTTCCTGGGCAAGGCCTGGGATTCAAACACAGGAGCAGTGGAGATCTGGCAGGAATGCCTACGGATATTGAAACCAGGTGGTTATCTCCTGGCATTCTCAGCGGCACGCACCTATCATCACTTGGCCACCAACATTGAATCAGTGGGCTTTGAGATCAGAGATCAACTGATGTGGATCTACTCATCAGGATTTCCCAAGGCACAGGACATGGGCAAGGCATTGGACAAAAGAGGTATTACAAATCAATCACACGGTTGGAAGACCGCACTGAAACCAGGGCACGAGCCCATAGTGATGGCACGCAAGAGATTCAAAGGTTCTACCATAGACAACATACAACAGCACGGTGTGGGTGCTCTCAACATAGATGCCACAAGGATACCATTTCAGGATGCCAAAGACATTAAATCTGCACAGTTTGGACAGGACAAAGACAAAACATTTGGTTATATTAATACAGAATTACAAGATACTCGTAAAAGAGAAAATATGATAGTCGTTGAGGCCAATCCCAAGGGCCGCTATCCCAGCAACGTCATGGGAGACATACCTGCCTACCAGAAGTATTTCTACTGCCCCAAGGTGAGTCGCAGAGAAAGACACACGGGGTTTGAACTACCTCCTCCTATGTTTGGCGGCGTTCAAGGTTGTTATGATGAAAACGGAGAACGCTTTGCTGTGGGCTTTGATGCCAGAGCAGAAGGTAAAACTAAAAAGAAAAAGCATAAGATATTAGAACACAACAAAGACGTAGGCAAGAAAGAAATTGTCACAGAAGCCAGTATGCTAACTGACATGGGTGGATATTATGTTGATCATCAAGGTAATGAGACTGAATTAAATGGTAAGAACATCTGGCTACCTCACACAGGCAACATCTACATACACGGGCTTAAAGAAGAATATCGTAAGTGGTGTGAAGCAAACAACAAAACTCCAAATGTAGGCAACAACCATCCCACAGTGAAGCCAATGATGCTGATGCGATATCTAATACAACTGGTCACACCCCCCCGCAGCCACATAGTGGATCCATTTGCGGGCTCAGGCACCACAGGCATGGCAGCGGTAGAGTTGGGT